CCCCGTCGACAGTGTGTATATCGATATCCTCTTATAGCCTTCGTCACCACGGACTGTATTGTGGTCAGATGGCTCCGTTTCGTAACTCACATAAATTGAGTACGACGGGAAAAGACGATCGCCACGCTTAAGCTTACGCTTTAGCGTTTTTTGTTTTTTGGCGAAAGTACAGAAGAGAACACCCTCCCACCCCAAATCTCTCTTAAAAGACCTAGCGGCCTGGCTCCAGTCACCTATAAGGTGACCATCACCATAACCGTCAGGCCCTTTTTGAATCAGATCGGGGTGTATTCTACTCTCAACTTCAAGTGCGCGCTCAAATTGAAAAGTGCGCATATAGAAATTGTGAAGTGAGAAGAGTGTTTGTCCGGAGACGTTTTTCTTTTGGAAAAACGGACGGATATCGAACCCATCTAGGAAATCACCACCACAGCTCTCACGAAAAGGACCAAACGAAAAAGACTTCTCTACGTTCAGTTCAAAACCCAGATATTCTAGGGTTTCCTTCAGTAAGCTCACTGCGCCTGTCGGAATGACAATGTCATCACCGTACGAGGTACACTCGCTGTCACCGATTCGTAACACGGCACAACACGCACGCGCCAGAGACACAAACAAAAGTGTCTCAAGCTCAAACGTGAAGCCGTTACCCATCGATGAAAACTTCTCGAGTGTGATTCGGTTGCCTTGGTAACTAACGTTACCGGTGCGGAAATTCCGCAAAAAGCAATACCAATCAAGTGGAAGCAGCTCGGCAACAGTCTCTAACGAGATTGTGTCGGATGCTGCTGATAGGTCAATCGTTGCTAACGATTGATCGACACTAGCACGACGTGCGAGTTCTTTATTCTGCTCGCTTTGCGTACGAATGTCGATTCCTATTTTCCGAAGCTTTTGCTTTATATAAAGACCTATCCCCTTTTGGAAAAGGGAATTTAGCATAGGCTCCACGACGATAGACCGGTCGGTCTTCGCGTTTTTGGGGACAAACTGCAACAAACCGTCTGTAATTAAGACGTCCACATGGAAAGTTTCCGCCATGTGCTCCTCGAGCCTTTCAAGCAACGTACTTGCAGCCGTTGTACGATGCTCATAGGCATAATGAGGTATGTTGCTAAGCACCGACCCAAGGATCGGTACCAGTTCGTTACTACACGCTGGTTGGGCATCTAGCTTCCACTTTGCTGTGGAGGCTTTAGCCTTAATAGTCGTATTCGCTCCTGATCCAAACGATACTTTCAGTTTGGAGAGACACGGTACGGGCCCGAGTATGTCAGAGATTTTCCGCTGCGCTGCAAATAAAACAGACGCAACGCTCGATGGTGTTTTAGTTCCATCAAGTCTGGCATCCCGGAGCCTACGATTGGTCTCCCGGCACTTACTTTCGCTGGTCAAAAAAGATTCCCACGCAACTGCAGAACGATCTACCCCAAGGGGTAGAGACTCTAGCTTACTAAAAAATGCTACAGCCTGTCTTGCATGGTAGTGAGAATCAGTGTCCCCAGTCCCGTAATTTTGGGAATAGTTAGCAAGGCCAGCCCAATCGTGATTCTCCAGAAGTTTGGAGAGTTCATCACGGTAAGGGCCAGCCTGGTCAACATGAGGACGAGCGGCTTCGATGAGGAAATGCAATGTTTCTTCATCCGATGCCTCCGCACACCAGTCAGCACTACAAATGACACTTTTTGCCATTTCAAATACTCCTCTCATAGGGGTTGTGCTGTACAAAAACCATAATGGAGTCTTAGTCCGGCATTATATCGCCGACCAAGAACTTGCGACCGAAATCGGTGGCATTTTTGTATTCGTTCCCAGTACCTGCAGTAGTAACAGCCAGAAACGAGTTAATAAGATACTTAAGGGCGTTAGCCACATCAGTATCCGTTGCTCGCTCATGGACAAATACCACAAGTTGACCAGAAACTACGTGTGCGACTTCCGCTGGCGCAACATAACCAGTCGGAGTTCCACCGGACGGCACTTCCATAATCGGAAGCTCGACTTTATGCATACGTCGAGTGTAGCCGTTTTTCTGAGGCATACGGGTCTGAGAAATCTTGACCTTTTCTGCCTTAGCCTTGGTTGCGCTTTTTTCTACCCAAATCGGGAAGGGATTAGCGGTATAAGGCTCCAGAGTCACGAGTACAGGAGTCGTCGCGTCGTTATAAACGACAATATCAGCCATATCGGCCATAACATTCACCATGTGAAGGTAGTCAAGGAGGTGAACCCCTAACTAGCATGAATACATGCTTTTCCGCGCAAAATTGCGCACCGGAAGACCGGTAGTTGCATAAACGTTCCGAACAATTGGAACGAAGACGCTCTATAGAACTCCAAAAGAGTTATCCAGAGCGTCGGCTTTTTGCGAGTTTCCGAATACGGGCCAGAGTTTTTTCATCTCTCTGTACTTCGCTTGCCTTTCGTTGCCTTTTTTCGCTAAAAGTCCCCAACACCCCGCTCAACAGTGCAGCTGCGTTGAGTATGTGGGTCGGAGACATAGCCTGGCTAAACGTCTTTGGCGTTGGTAGAGGAACTATTATATTAGTTCTATAGCCTCGGTTTATTGAGACCTCCCTACTTACAGCTTTAGGTGTTTCTAGCCAGCCGTCCCAACCATTGTCACGGTAGAACGGTAAAACATCAACAATCCGTGAATACCTTTGATGGTATGATGTATAACTCACGGTCGCGTTGAGTCCTTGGAAGAGGCTTAACGTATCTAAGTAAGTGCTGATTGGAATAAACCAATCAGCTACAAAAGAATACGGTGTAACTTCCCATGCAACCCCAAGGGGGTCAGCAAGCCCAATAGACCTTTTTACATCCGGCCTTTCAGAGACGATGACTCGTGCTTCAACTGAGTCAACGTTTTTCCAAAAGATACGGTATTGGCCTACGGACTGCTCGCCTTCATAAGTCTGGCGGCTGCGTGATCTGAACTGAGACTTCCTAGGAGGGCTTGTCAAAGCTTCCCAGTTTGTAGCTAGTTCATACACGTCGGACATTAGTGGTAACCATCCATATTGCATGGCTAACCATGTATTACCGGGGTCGGTGGTTCGGAGTCTTTCACCCGAGCCGCCCCCAACACTTTGACCAAGAGCGGTCAGGGCACCAGTTGCATCTCCGTGTTTCAGCGATTTTGCTGCTGTATACAGACGTGCTAAGGTATTCTTCACGCTCTTAAGTGTTTCCCGCCCTTCGGCAATACTATTGCCGATATCCAATTCATGTCCTTTAATCCTATCTGCGCAGCCTGCAAGGGCTTTGAGGGTCAGATTATTAGACACCGGACTCGTAAAGAGCCCGGGATAACTTGGATAGGTGGGACCGACAACGCCAGTCGTCCGATGATCGCTTTGTAGGCGGTCTCCGGTCTGGATGAAAGCATAATAACGGTTGTCAGCTGACTTATGTAGTGCATCGTCAGTGCCATCCCATGCTTTCCCTTTAAAGTTGTTATCGGTTGAGTGGTAATAACTACCAACTGTCATCGAAGAGCTCCTTTATGTGAGTGGTGAAAAGTCACCCACAGGGTGCTCTAGGTGTGTTACGGTGTAACCTTAAACAGGGACACCGAGCCTAACAAGGCTAAAAGAGACCTCAAAAAACTTC